CATTGTATTGAACCTGAATACCTACTGGCACATCCCACGGGTCAAAGATTACTTCTACTGCTCCCGTAGCTGTTCCTAATGTATGAACCGCTTTGTTAACTCTTAACACCGCACCTCTCCAAAATATAAATTGGTTAGAATTACACACTACACCACAGAAACAGTTGTCTAGTGGTTGCAAGACGGATAATTTTTGTAATCTTACTACACTGCCGTCACTGTAATATCCATCTGACGCAGGAACAGTTTGTTGCAGGTTTTGATATACTACTGACGATGAAGATAGTGTACTTCCATTAGGGAAAAAAGATTGAAGCGGGTTTATACAACAAGCATTAAACTTATCAGTAGTTGGATTAGCTGTACCTACTGCATACCTATATTGCTGAGCAACAACGCTTCGGTAATCCCATATCAAATATAAATAAGTTGCATTTGTCGTTCTTGCAAATTGTCCTCTATACAATTCACCTGCTGTTACTGTTTGAATATTTGTAGTGTTAGCAGCTACTAGCAAAGCATTAATGTCTGTTGCGTTATTTTGATACAATGTGTTACTTTCTAAATATCTAAACGTATCTAGTGTAGGAGCAAAAACAAAATCAGAGGGAGACAGTTTGTTAGACTGTATTGCTACATAAGCATTACTTGGAGGAAACTCACCCATACCTGTTAAACCTGTAGTTATTTGATATTGACTAACTGTAGGAGCAGACACACCAGATGCAAACGTAATAAAATTAGAAGTTGTTGGCGAAGTATACTGTGGTGTTGCTGTTGTAGGAATAGCTGGCTGTGGGTTAGCAAATCTTTGCCAGTAATATTGATTGTATATTGATTGCCCTACCTCACTTGGCTGTGTCAAAGTAATTTGCACCACATTTAATGTATTAGCTATTGGACAATCTTGCGTTAAAGTTATTTCTTGATTACCTGTAGTTTGTGTAACAGTTACATCAACTCTTGATATAGTAGGAATGTCTCTTAATACTGTAATAAAACCGTCTGTACTTACAGCACCACTTGTTGCACTTGCAGCATTACCTGCTGCATCTGTCCAATTTGCAGTTATAGTTGTAGTGCTTCCACTACCATCTCCAAACGCATAATTTAATCTAGCATTACCACCTACCTCTGTTAATGTAAAACATAAAGTTTGCGGTGTTCCTTGCACTACTGTAAAAGTTTGTGATACACCACAAGCATAACACACATCTTCTAGCGGTAACTGATTAGTATTAAAACTCAGCACATACTCATTCATATAAGGGTCGAAACCTCCTATTTTTTGGTAGTTGAATGATTCATTAAATAAATCTCTAAAATATCCACGCATTCCAACTTCGGATATAACTCCTAAATTTTCATCTCGAGCTGCTATTCCTTTTAATTGTATTACTGCTCCTCTTTTGGCGTCAGTAAAAAACTTATCAGCTCCCCACTCAGTAAAACTTTCTGGGTTGTTGCTTATCCCATACTTTTCTATCCTAGCTATTTGAGTTCCTAAAACTTCAGGAACAGAAGTAAGAGCACTACCTCCAGCTGCGTCAGATAATAAATTTTTACCAGCTAACACATAAGAAACTTTATCTTCTTGTAAAGTTAAAACGTCTGTTTTTCTACCTGAAATTACTTCAACAGGCCCATATATATCTTCTAGTTGTTTAAAGTTTACCAACCCAAGATTAAACTCGTTTAGTTTATTAATGTTTGATTCATCCAGATATATACCACTGTATGTTATATCTGCAAATCGATGAGCTCTTTTGTATATTTGTTCGCTAGCACCATAAACACGATTACCTAACTGAATTGATTTACCTTCTATAGAATCTCTTACTTTATAACTTTCTACTCCATTACCAAATGAATAGCAATTCATAAAATCTAAACTTATAATAGCTGGTAAAGTAGCAGTTTGATTTTGGTCTGTAGGTGCGGTACCTGACATATGAAAGTTATTAGTAATATCAAATGTTTGTGAACCTTCGAAGAATATACCTGGAGCTGCATCAATAGGTTCTGTTTCAAAAACTACAGTTGACTCACTTTTAAATATTGTAACCGACATTCTTAAAGAGCTTCTTCTGTTTTCATTTGAACCGCAAGCTCTACCGCCCTTTACAAGCATACCTAGTCTATTATCAGCGTTTACATTTCCCGCAGGATTGTTTACACGGAAAAACATCATTTTAAAATCTTTGACAGCCTCGCCCATAACATACGAGTTTGTAACCGCTGCAACTGTTGTACATAAATCAGAAACGCCTCCATAAAAAATTGGCTCACCAGTTGTAGGGTAATCTATAAGTTCAAAAGTTCCATCAGCACCACTATCTCCTACCTCCCAAGCTCCTGTATTTAATAAAGACTCAATATTATCTCCTATAAACCAATCATAAAAGTTAGCGTAAGTGTTTTGAGACACTAGATTTTTTAATTCTAAATTATATATAACTCTTTCGCAGTTTTTATTTCCATCCCCTGGGCCTCTACGTTTAAACTCAAAAGACATATTAATAGTACTTCCTTGTGGAATATCTACATCCTGATATTCTGGGGTAGCAGCGGATGGTGTAGTAACTGTTGGGTCGGTTACACTAAACACATAATACCCATCAGGGCCTCGGGAACTATTGGTAGAAGGGTTTGATAAAAATTGACAATCACTTTTAAACCCTGCTGTCCCTGGATTATAAATTGTGTTTTCAGATACATTTGCCGCCCAATTAGTTGGTGTTAAAGCTACATACGCACCTGGTGGTATAGTTTCATATAAAACTGGGCTTGTCCCTGCTATAGGTATTTTAATAAAGTCTTGTATCTGAACTTCTTTTTCTAATACCGTTGTATATACACAACTACCTGTTGCTCCATTTGTATCTCTTTTTACAATTAGTCTATCTCCTTTTTCTACTTTTTGTGCATTTTCTCCTTCTAATAAAAACCATACTCTTGTTGTATTCGGGTCTTTAAAAAACAAATTACTGTATATAGTATGATATGTAGACCTATCAGGCTGTATCACAAACTTATAAGTAGTAGCCCAACTTGGCGGACTCATTGTAGAAGGTATAGTAATTTTTATAGAATTTTTGTTAGGAGCTGCTGAGCAAGGTACGGCAACAGTGTTAAACGCACTTACGATAGGAGTAGAACTTCTATTAAATTCATCCATATATACTATTGCTGCTTCGTAATTTCTGTTACTTTTTAAACTGCCAGTACGAACCGTGCTTTGAAAAGATGCTTGCGATATAACTATTTCATAATATTCATAAACTACTTGTGTCGCTACACTACCCCCTGTTTGAGGACAAGTATCTGTGTAAGCCATTGCCATAAGCTGAATACCTAAGTATGTAGATGAAGTGTTGTCAACCTGCACATCTAACGTAGCAAATTGAGTAGAAAACGGACTAGTAGTATTACCGCTACAAGATAAGTCTTGGGTTCCGCTCCAACATTTACTTAAAGTTGTATTACTACCCCCAGATGCACCAGATTGTTGTGCTGGCAATGAACAATTAAATTCATCTGTCATAGTAATACCTGACGCACAATTTGCTACTGTTTGAATATTTAAAGGATTACCCATAAATGCAAGAAATTCTTCACTAGTTCCTAAATCAAACGCATTTGTATAATCTCTTGGTAAAACAAAACTTATTGTTAAGTTAGTTTGTGGAGTTGTAGTTGTGGGAGCGGAAAAACTACCGCTAGTATTTCCCCCGTAAATAGCGTGTTGAAATTCAATCTCAATTTCTAATATAGAGTTAGCTTTTAAATCTAATGGGTCTCCTGTGGATAATCCGTCATCAGTCAAGTGTGTAGTTAATAATGAATTTCCAACAGTGACTGGAGCAGCTGAACCACTAGTACAGTCTATATTATAAGTTGATGATGTAGTAGCCGTATTTAATTCAGAACGTTGAATATTTACAGAAACTAAATCAGCAATATAATCAAAAACAATGCTATTACCAGCACTGTTAACTAAATCATAACCTTCATAATAATTTCCATACATCAAACGGTTACCCATTATTGTTTGGGCTTTTGCTAATAATGGAACGTTATCGTATAATCTTAATATTTCAGAATCAGCAAGAATAGTAAATATTTTACTGTTGTCAAATAAAACTGTTTGTGTGTTGTTGTCTCCAAAACCTAATTCCTGCTTATTAAAAGATTCAATTACTTTTATAGTATTACTATCAGATTCTTTAAATAATATTTGAATTTCTTTTACCAAAGAACTACCTGTGTTATAGGATATTCTGCAAGCATTAAATTGGTTTACCATTCCCTCATTCAACGTGCTTTCTAAACTTAAATTAAAAGTTTGTGGGGTAAAAGCTGGTAAAGTCCATTGAGACGTAGCTGAGTATTCATTGTTTGCATATCTGTATCTGTAAGCAAAACAAATAAATCTTTCTTCTAAATATGTTTCTTCTTCAGCTGTATCAAACAACTCTATCGTAGGAGCTGCAACAGGAGGTTTTTTTATAACTAAAATATCTTCAGCATTAAAACCATCTACATTACCAGAAGGTTGTGCATATCTTGCATCAACGTCTATAAATCTCGGAGGGTTAAAATTATCTGTAAAAAACAATAAATTATCAACTTTACTAATTCCATTAATTAAATATGTAGGATTAAAATTTAAAGTTGTATTGCTTCCTCCTCCATCATCAATACTAACTATATGGTTAGTTTCTACTTGGGTTAGAGTGTTAAAAGAAACAATCATATCCATTTTTGACGTAGCACCTATACCAGTTAATGAAGCGTGTATAAACCAATATATAGTTTCATTTGCAGAGTCAGCATAACAACCTAAACATTGCCAAGCGTGAGCGGTGCCTTGAAATCTTGGAGTAACTAGTAATTCATTTCCTTTTGAGTTTTCAACTGAACCTATTTCAGAATTTTCAGTAGAACCTAGTCTTACATTTTGTGCGTGGATATATTCGCCTTGAGGAACGAGTCGTTCATCAACGCTTTTATTCATTCTGCCTTGTATAAAATTTCTTGTAGTTTTAGCCATTTTATTTTATCCACTTGTCTTTACCTCTCATATTCATTAACAAACGACCTGGATGAATATTACTCATTCTTATTTTAGCGTTTCTCAATAAAGCTGATTTGTTTTTTCTAGCACGATTAACTATAAATTCTTGTACGCCTTGTTTTGCATTAAGTATAGCGTACTGAATGTAAGCATACACATACTCTTCAAAAAGTTTATTTACACTTACTTCTGTATCAACACCACCCTCCATACCATCAGAGATATATTCTACTATAACTAATTCTTCTTTTATATTAGAACTAAATGTTATTACCCCTGCTTTTTTGTCAATATTAAAAGTTGGATTAGCATTAGCGGTTTCAGTATTTAATCCATAGTGACTTGCTATTGGTAAATCAAAGTACCAGCATCCATTATAACACCAACCCATTAATCCATCAAAGGCGTGTCCTTGATTTAAATACATAGTTTTGTCTGTACCTTTTATTCTGTCAAAATCTAAAGTAGAATGTTCAGGCTGTAATATGTCTCCATTTTGGTCAAACAATATATTTGAATCATTGTCTTGTAAATAGGCGGATGCTGTATTTATTTGAATGTTTTCAGTTAATGGTCTAAGCACACCATCTTTAAACATTGAAATACGAACCCAGTTTACATAATCAGGTGGTAATATAAATCTTAACGTTTCACCTACATTTAATTCTAATGCTTTAATTTCTTTAAACGCATCATAATTTAATTCTTGAATAGCACGTTTTGCGTGAAATAAGATTTTATATCTTTCTTCATTATTAACTAATGAATGATTGCCGTTATACATTAATAAAAAATTATTAACTATTTCAGCCAAACTCACATACTGATACGAACCCCAATTTGCATCTGTAGGGTTAGTATTACTATTCGTATAATATTGATATCCGTTTAAATATGGCATTACTGTTCTTTTGCGTTATCATTAATTTCAGCTGTATTTGCATATTGAACTACTGCTGATTCTCTAATCGATACTCCTGCGTATTGTAATATTTTGTTTACTAAATCTGGCTCATAATCATTTGGTAATTCAAAGTTTTGATATGAAGTAGATGAAGCGTCAAACACAGGCTCACCACCTGTAATATTTAAATACGTCCACTGAGGGTCAAGAGGGTATCTGATATATTGTGCTTGTAATTGTCCCGCTACATTTATAGTTGCAGGAAATACTGTTAATGTTTGTCCTTCTGTAGTATACGCAGGATAAGTAGTGGTAGGTGCAGTCAAGTTAGATGAATTTAGTAAAGTAATTTTACTGTGACTCACACGCTCTGCTTCTCCCGTTAATGTTGTGCCAGCTGCATCATATGCCAATACTTTGTTTATTAAATAATAGTTTACTGGCATTGTATAAGTATTATTAGCTACGTGAGCTAAGGGTGCAGTAACCGAAAACAAATCTATAGTTTCAACTATACCTTTAGAAATATTTGCATAACCAGTTCCAGACTGTCTTGCGTTTTCTTTTATCAGTTGATAATTATATTCATAAAACAAATCTTCAAACAAATCAAGCTGAGCTTGTTTTGCGTATAAATTAAAATCATTAGGAGAAATATATCCGTAATTATTTTTATTTAAAATAGCTAAAACAGTATTTCTTACAGAGTTAATCATTGCGTATTCTTTCTACAAAGATAAGTAAAAAAAAAGAGGTTACTTTTTTTTGTAACCTCTTCTAATTTAGTGAGTTTAATTAAACTTTGAATATGTCTAATACTCTATACATTGGTGAGCTTACTCCAGCATTGCTCTCTCTATCTAACCATACAGCGGTAGCTTCTGGCCAGTTTTGCTGATTCGCTTGAACCATTGCTGATTGAAACCCATTTCTCATTTCTTCATTAGCTGCCGCAGTATCACTGTATCCGTATAATAGTCTACATTTAATTCCTGACGCACCACCATATTGAACATCAAATAAAATATTTGCTGTACTTGAAGCTAAGTTTTCTACTAATGCTACGTTCGAACAAGATATCATTTGATTATTTCCTACAGTGTTTGAGAAAATTTTATAATCACCTTGGTTTACAACTCCAGTTCCTTGCCCAGCAGTAGCACCTCTTGGTGTTAAACTAAGCTCTGTGTTGCTAGATACAGCAGCTACTTGATACAAGTGTGGAGACGCTTGTGGCGTACCATTTACTGCATATACATAAACCCAGTCACCAACAGCTACACTAGCTGTAAAAGTAGCACCTGAGTCATTTAATTTGTTAGGCCCATTTCCTGAACCAGTCCCATCTGATGTAGCTTGTCCTTTATCGACTTCTTTAGCTACATTTACTTCTAAATATTTTTCCATTTCTTTATACATTTATGCGATTGCTAATCCAGTTAAATACCCATCTTTCTTTGGTACATAAGGTACTGCTACCTCTGTCCATCCTAAAGCTAAAGCTTCTTTTACTGCATCTTGTACTGAATTAAGTAATGCAGGCTCTGACTCGCCATTTGGCCAGGTTAGAGTTATAACTTTGCCACTTCCATATGCCAATGTCACTGTTGTAGTGGTTGGCTGCTCTATAAGTTTTAAGTCTTTAATAGACACTAGTTGGGTAGGCCCACTAGCACTTTCAACATTTACTTTTAAAAATTTTTCCATAATAAATAATAATAATAAGATTAATAAATTACGATATATCTATACCACTAATTGACACCATTGTTGCAGCAGTGTTTGACACTACGCTTGGTTGGTAATCATAAGCTACATTTACCCAAGAAGTAGACAATGCTGCTTCTAGTGCATCTTGTACACTTGTTCTCATAGCTACACTACCACCAGCAACAGCAGGTGTAAAAGTTATATCAACTACTTTACCCGAGCCATAAAATATAGCTACGTGTGTTGTTAAGTTTGCTCCGTTTTCGTCACCAATTTCTACACATTTAACATCGTTGCAAGAAACTAGTTGGTTGCCTTCGTTTGTTACAGGAATACTTAAAAATTTTTCCATAATAATAATATAATTAAGGTTAATAAAGTACAAAGATAACCAAAAAAAAAGAGACTACTTTAAGCAGTCTCTCTTCCTATTAAAATGTGTTGCCTGCACATCGATTACTTTAGTTTTTCTAAAAACTTTAATGTTTCTATTCCATCATCAGATTTTAAATAATGAGCAATAATTTCATTTTTATTTTCACCAAAAGGAACAGTCATCATTCTCTTTTTATTAGTTTTTGTGTTAAAGTGAACATTTTGTTTTTTCATCATTAAATGCCCATCATCAAAGAATGCTTGAACTTTAGCCATTAATTTTAACATAGGGTCGCCAATAATATCTAAAAATGTTTCGGGCTCATTCTTAGCAAATACCAATATATCTCTTTTTAATTCAGCTGTAGAAATTTTACTAACATCGGTATTAAACAATACTCTACCTACATTTTCCATTTGTGCTAGTGACATACTTCTAGCTTCTACCAACGCATCTACTTGAGCATTTAATATTTCTACATCTTCTCTTGCGTCTCTTTCTGTATTTACTTTTCTAAATATTTTATTGAATCCTGGATGAAACTCTAAAAACATTTGTAGCATAGGGTTAGTAGACGGAACATTTAACATACCATCTTCAAAAACAATTGGCTCTAAAATTTTATTACCATCTTGTTCGTCAGCAAAAATTGATTTTTGATTTTTAGCGTAACAAAGTTCTCTATTAACTTGTTTTTCCTCATCCCAATACAGTAGTGTATTTCTTTTGTTATGATGAGACGCTAACATATAAGATAACGGAGATTCTCCGTTCGTTAAGACATAAGTCTCGTTTTTAAGTTTTTTATTTTTCATTTTATTTAAATTTAATTAGATTAAAAAAATAAGGGAGGAGATAGTCCCCTCCCTTAATTTATATACTTCTTATGATTTGAATAAGAAGAAGTTGTTTGCACCTAAAGTACATACACATCTTTCAGATAAGAAGTTAACAGACATTACGTCTACATCAGACGTAGCTGCTCCTCCTGCTCCTCCAGTAATCCACGTTTTATATCTTCTATCTTCAGTTTCTGAAGCTCTATATCTAACGTGTAAAAATGGTCTCTTAGCATTTCTACCTAAAATTTGGTCATATACAGTAGTTGAACCTGCTGGTACCATTAAACCATTAACTGCACCTGCTACTAGTCCACCTCTCATTGTAGGGTCATTTAGGTATTTCCAGTCAGACTTGTAAAAGTCATAACCTCTTCTGAAACCTCTAAAACCTAAGTTTAACGCCATTTCTTCGTCATTGTCAAATAGACCATAAGAAGAACCACCGTTTCCATAAGAGTTTTGTGAAGCTAACATATCATCAATGTCAAAACCAAATTGTCTATTTAAGAATAATACATTCTCTTCAATAGAACCTTGCTTATCTAATCTTTCGATAATTGAATCAAAATCAGATAATACAGTTGGGTTTCCACCTGACCATACATTTCCTCTAGTTCCCACTACGTGAAAGATACCTTCTGAACCTTTGTTACCTACAATACCAGTTGCTGCAATAGCACCTGATGCTGCTTCTGCTGGAACTGCTTCCACCATAGCTGTTTCTAAGTAATCGTCAAAACGTAATCTTGTGTCGTGCTCAGACTTTAGGTACCATAGGTAACCACTTGCTCCGTCTTCACCACTTACTTCAATCCATCCGATTTGAGCCATATCTGAACCATTCACTTTGTAAGTATCTTTTAAGATAATTGGTGAATTGTTGAATATAGAATCATCAGAGATTAAAGTTTCTGGCATAGAAGCCTGTCCTTTTCTAAATTCTGAACCGTAAATAAATACATCACAGTCAACTGCTGCTGCCATAGTTTGACCACCAGCTTCATAATAAGCTACGTCAAATGTTCTGTTAGCATAGTTAACAGCTGTAACAATCGCTTTGTTCGAGAAAGTCGAACCTGGCGTAGAGTCAGATATCATAACAGTGTGACCAATTCTTATTGCAATTCCTCCAGCTGCACCCGTTTGTGGCTGCTGACCTGGTACGATTTGCCCTGCTGGAACTGTCCACGTTGCTACGTCTTGTCCTGCTGCTGCACCTGATGTTACTCCTGTATATTTTACGTGTAATCTACCTTGCTCAGCCCAAATAATTTTATCTGAGTTAGAAGGCATTTCTGCACCTACCATTCTTAAAAATGAAGATACAGTTCTGTTTCCGTAACGTTCGAATTCTTTTTCGTAAGTATCTGGAAGATAAGTACTCAAGAAATCGAAGTTGGTAATATAATTAGTGGACGTTGTAATCTGTTGTGCACTTGGCTGCAACTGAAAATTTAACAATCCACCTGTTTCAATACTTCCTGGCATAATTTCTAATTTTTTTTAAGTTTAATAATTATTTTCTAATTCTAGAACTTTTAATTTTTAATCTGTTTCCAGAGTCATTATTAACAGTTCTCATTTTCATTCCCCCTTTTGAAACTACTTCTGGTGCTGAACGTAAATTCATATTTATATTTTTTGTTTTACGTGCATCACTTTCGATTGCTTCAGCTTTTCCCTGCTCATAAAAGAACTGGGCGAACTTTTCAGGGTTCATTGCTAATGATAACGCTTTATGATATCCATTGGCATCTTTCATTAAACCATCTTCGCCTAAATATTTTTGAACAAAGTTCATAATATTTGACTGAGATTTTTTTAATTCATTGACATCGCCTGGATTATACATTACGCTATTTTCACCTAGTTTAAACTCAAAACCTTTGAATTCATTGGAAAACACCTCATCTGTCTTTTTCGCAAACCAGTCGTACTTTCTTTTTTGTAGTTCCTGTTGCGATTTTGCATCATCAATATATTGTCTATACTCGTCTAATTCTTTTTGAGCTTTTTCTGATAAAACATCCGTTCTTGACTCAAGTGGTTGTTTATATTTATCTTTCTGCTCGTTAAAGAATTTCTTAGCTTTAACAATTTCTCTTTTCTTTGCTAGCTTTCTTTTTTTAATTACTTTTTCTTCATCTACTTCTTCATCGTACGTAAAGTCATCCAAAAGGGCTTCAACATCTTCCGAGTCTATAGCTTCTTCATTAGCTAAATAATATTCAGCTAGCAATGTGTCAGGATTAAGTTCATCAAAATCTCGATTAAGTTTTGCATAATCTTCGATTCCTCGACCTGTTTCCTTTTTATATTTAAAATACGCTGCTACATCTTCTGGAAGTTCTTCCTGTGATTCTCGCTTTGCCATTAAATCATCAAATGATTCAATTGGCTTATCGTATCTATTTCTTATATAATCTAAAACTGTTTGCTCGTCTACCTCTTTCTTTTCTTCTTGAACAGGTTCGCTTACAGCTTCTGTTTGTTCTGCTGGTTGTTCTACTGCTTCTTCTAGTGCAGCTTGTTTTTCTTCGTTTTGTTTTAGTAGTTCTTCTTCTACTTGGGCTTGAGATTTTTCAACCTTAACCACTTCTTTTACTTTTAATTCCATTTAATTTAATTTTTTACAAAGTTAATAATTAATTTATTGCTAAATTAAGCCTATCTAGGTTCGAATTCAGCTAAGTCAAAACCATCTAAACTATCTTCATTTGACTCAAATCTTTGAGGAGGTAAATTATTTTTCCTTTGATTTATAAGTCTAGATTGTTCAGTGTTAGCTTGACTAATTCTTTTGGCTTTTGAATTTTCTCTTTGCAGCTCTCTATCTTTTAAAGCTCTCTCACTTATGTCTCGAAGTTGTTGATTATAGCCAAACTCTTTATCCATCAGTGTTCCTTTCAAGTTTGCTTCTGCATTTAACCTTTCTATTTCAAAAGCAGCTTTAGCTTGTTCTAACTGCATCTTAGCTTGATTCTCAGCTTGTATTTTTTGCATAGCTGTTTGTGCAGCCATTTGTTGAGACTGCATTTGAATCTGACCTTGTTGCTGTTGTTTTTGTAATTCAAAAGCTCTATCTTTTTCTTCCTTAGCTTTTCTTTTCATTTTTAAAAGCTGATTAGCTAATTTTAAATTATGAATCTCTCTAATATCGATAGCATCTTCTAAATTAATATCACCTTTTTGTAAAGCCATCTGAATATTTTGTTCAAGCTGTGCTTGTTCTTCAGCATCTGGAGTAACTTCAATAAATATTCCAAAATCATAAATATATAAATCGTTCATTTCTTCCAAAATAGAAACATTGTATTTACCTATTTGATTTGCAAATTCATCTTTAAATTCTGCATACTCTAAAATGTCTGCTATTCTATAAGATAAACCTTCAGCTAAAGTTCTGTATATATATAACGAACCATCCAATATATGTCTAGTTGCTGTGTTAGAATTTAATGCTGCTAACTTTTGAATACCTACTAATGCATTAGGGTCAGGCGTACTTCCATCTTTAGCCTCACTCAGTCCCGTCACTTGTCTAATCATATTAATATAATTATTCATATTAGTAATAAGCATTTGAGTTTTACTAGCACCTGAGTTTGAAGTTAATTGTTGTATTGGAACTTTTCCTTGGTTATACTCTCCCTCTTGCGTATAGCTTCTACCTACAACACTACCAGTTTGGAAATATAATCTTAGAGCGTCTTCAGGATTATACGCATTTCCAGTTCCTAAATCAACTTCATTTAATCCATCAGCATCTATATATACACCATCAGGCACAGTTCTAGAAATAACTTGTTGTAGTTTTAAATGTGTTAATTGAATTAAATCAGCAAAAGGTATCATTCGTTTTGTCAACGATTCAATGGCACCTTTGTACATTCTAGGTGATGTAGCTACATAGTTTGGTAAAGCTGCTTGTGTAGCAGATTTTGGTCTTACCATATTTTCCATTAATTCCCACTTCAACATTATGTTAGTACCCATAACCATAATGCCTTCATACCACACATCAATTGTTTTTGATATTCTTTTAAAATTGTTTTCCTCCATCATTTCTTCTGGCGGATTGAAACTATCATCTTTTTCAATAATTTTTGTAGCACCATTTTCGTTTACCTTTTTTTTGTAAACATATTTTTTAGTGGTTTTATAGTTGAAATACATTAGTGTTACAGTGTCTCTGTAAAAAATATCATTTTCATAATATTGTGCTACGTTAAAATAATCATACCACATTTGACTGTATTGACTAATTTCTTCTAAATCATCTTTTGTTAAAGACTGGTCAATTTTCATTAACTCAGTAATAGGTACTGTTTTTATTTCACCCCAGTAAAAACAATCTTTGTATTGTGGGTCTTCAGTATAACTGTGAATTAAGTTAGCTGGGTCTACGTATTTTACTTCTACTCCAGCTCCTGGTAAAAATTCGTGTTTTGCACAAGCCAAACCTAATACAGTTAAATCATAATCTAATCTTCTTCTAATATCTTCATAATGATTCATAGCAAACACCGTATCAATACCTTCTTCTTCTGCTATTTCAATTGCTGGCTTGTAATTTAATTGCATATATAATGCAAGCTCTTCATCTGTATTTGGTAAATCTTCAGGAGACATAGTAAAAGGGTTTGCACCTGTTCCTTCTTGAATTTTACTAAGCAATTCTTTTGAGACCATTTGTGCCTCTATCATATCTTGATACTTGCTTCTTTTAGATTGAGACATAGCATCTTGTGCATATGCATTAACCTTGAATAATCTATCGTTCATACCATTAACTACCAAGTCTACAAACTTTGGTATAATGGGTACAATACTCCAATCTAAATTTAGATAAGATAAATCTCCATCTACTGCTAATTCATTTTTATATTTGGCTATAGGTTGTTCACCACGAGCATACAACCTTAATCGGTTAAAGTCACGCCATCGACTATAATATCTGCACGCACTAGAGTCTTTTCTAAACCATTCGTATTGAATAGCCTGTCCTATCATTAATCCATACTTATCTGTTGCCTTTTCAGCATCAGAAGTAAACTGACTAGGAAAACCAACGTCAGATATATTTATTTTAATATCTTTCATTTATTGTACTAATTCACTGTATATTCCTTTATTAGCATATCTTGCAAAGTTAATGCTTATTTTTGATTGTTTTTTAACAGGTGTATAAAGGTGTTTTTGATTTGCCATAATAGCCAATCCAGAACTTATGGACGCATCAAACTTTGTTCGATTGTTAATATCAAACTTTGCCCAATCCTCTAATGTACGTGTAAAAACCATATCTCCCATTTCATCGCTATCTCTATAGTTTCCTAGCAAGTCTATACCTACATATTTTTCTATAAAAGACTCTATGGCTGCTGCGTGGGATTGCTTTACATCTTCGCTTGAATTAGGTATGCCTCCTAATTCTTTTTCTGTTCTTGAAAGTTTGTTGTAAACTTTATCAGGTCTGTTCATACTAAAACCTCGATATCCTCTGTTTTTAAAATGATACAACAATCTAGGCTTGTTGTTTTCACATAGTAACGGCATACCATAAAACACGCAAGCCATTAAAACATCTTCAAAAAATATTTCTGCTGTTTGTGGTCTAGCTACATATTCTAAAAAAAATGTATTGCTAGGTGCTTTATCCATATTAAATTTTGTCATACCGTGTAATGCTCCGTTCGAACCTTTACCTCCAACAGTACCAGATATATCATAACTATCACATCCAAACGAACCTATATGTTCATTGCCAGGATATTTAATATTATTTTTTACAATTACTTTATTTCTCAAATTAACTTCAGGTATCCAAGATAAATAAAACCTGCCATTTTTATTAGGGTTAAATATTACCTCTGTATCTTTTACTCCATTTTTCCAACTAAAGTTTCCTCTAGATACGTGTTGCTCCATTATTAATGAATCATTATAATCTATTTGCTGATAAATTTTAGTTAAGTTAAAAAGCGATTGATTGCTTTCATCTCGGAATGCGTGAGATTCTGTTCTTGGAAACTGTCTGTAAAACTCGTTTAATGCGTTAGAATCTTGTTTTAACGAATCAACTTCATTTTGCCAGTAATCAATTGCACCTATATTTATATACTCATCATCTATTCCTAAAACAGACTCGTCTTTAGTATTAAGAACAGGCATACCATATTTGTCGATAAAGCCTTCCATATTCCACTCCATAGGAATAAACAAACTATATAGTCCGCTTTTTGTTTGGCCGTTTGCGTTTCGTTTTGTTATATCTGAATCTTCATAAAGTTTTTTAAAACTACTACCTCCTTTGTTCAAAGCATTAGAAGTAGAGCCCATCATACATTTACCAATTATTTTTCTACCTAATCTTAAACAAGTTTTTGTTACTCTCCAGTTATTTAATATATCGTTAGGTTTAATCCATTTACCACTTTCATCGTGAACTAACAATAATAACTTTTCCCCATCATAAGAGTTGTCGTCTGTGTTTTTCCAGTCTATAGTTGTGTCAAGACCGTCCATTTCAAAATCATCTTGCAAGTGCATATTCTTTTTTGTAATCTTAGATGCAGGCACTCTAAATGCAAGTTCTGTTTTAGGTTTATCCATACCGTCTTGAATAGGTTTGAAAAAGAATGGATAATTGTTTGTTATAGGAACTACTTTGTCAGTGAACATTTTTTTTGCATCGGCACCAGTTTTAGAAAGTATACCTATTCTAGAATCTTTAGATATGGTAGCTATATTAGCACATTCTTCTGACCCCATAAACGAAAATCCTGAACGTCTTATTTTTAAATAACAAATACCAAAGCTTCTTTTGTCCGCTTTACACGCTTCCCAGTAAATATAAAACAATCGGTTTGCTTCTCTAAAATCTGGAAAACCTACATCAATTTTAGTCCATTGTAAATACATATAATGTGAACCTGTTATGTATGTATGCTTCCCGTTATTCCAAAACCAATGGCCTTTTTCTCTTCTTTCAAATTCTTCTTCTATATAATCAATCCACATATTTTTAAATGCAGAAGGCATTTCATTCCAGACAAAAATATTTGGTATTTTACCTAAAGCTTTTGGATAGTCTGGCCTAGACCAATATTGTTCTGATTTGTTTTTTGGTCGTTTACGACCAATTTCAGGAGAAAGAGGTAATGCAATTACTAAACCACTAATGCTAATGACTTCGCCAATTTGACCAGTTTTAGATATAACAATAACATCGTATTTTTCATTATATCCATAGAGCCAAGTACGTGCTTTATTTTTTTTTGTTAAAACACTTTTTGGAATAACATCAGTTAATTCTAAATATAAATTATTTTGAGTTTCTTTCTGCAAAGCCTTGTTTTGTATCAGTTTTTAAAATTCCTTTTTCAGCTAACTCCATAGCTTCTTTCTCTTGTTGAATTCTGTTTAAGATTTCAAATGCATCAAATACTGCTAGTTTTTTTGTTGCTGCTGCATTTTTAAGTCTGTCTGCTGATAAATCATCTTCAGGGTCGTGTTTAATTATTTTTTCCCCTGCAACTTTAATTAGTTCATTCACTGCTTTCTGACCCGCTGCTATAATTTTTAATTTTATGCTTTTGGTATCTATCTTTGTTTCGATTATATTTGATTTTAGGTTTAAATTTTTTTTCAAAGTTGTTGTTTTTATTTTTTCTTATTCGCCTCATTGCCAAACTCCTGTTATGCTTTGCGACATAATTCTATATAATTTTTCTCCGTCTACCTCAAATTCATATTCAGTATCAGGCTTGTAACACACTTTATCACCCACATTTACTCCTAAGTCTTTTAATTCTTTGTTGACATATTTCATAGTCCCCATTAATGGTTCGTATTTAGTGTCTTTATAAATTATTGACTCTTGTTTTTCCAGAGGTTTAACAAAACAATATTTACTGTGCGACTTCCACTGGTTGTTATGTTTGTATAAAAAAAACTGTTCTTCATCTACAAAAAAAATATTGTCTTTTAAAAAACTTCTTCCGCTTCTTTGCCTGCCTTTCATATCATAATAATATTTAAATACATTATGATGAACCAACAAAGTATCACCTATCTGAACATCCCCTTTATAGTTCTTGGGAACATTCACAACAACTCCCTCTCTATTAGAAAACCTATGGTCTTCTTGAGAGGTGTTTGTAATAATTTCAGTACCAGCTATTGATTTTGTATTATTATATCTGCGATTCTTCTTTGGAGTAATAATAAAGTCAAACAAAGATTGCATTAGAAATTTATATTATATTCAACCGATACTGGCATTGTATGTGAAAAAGATTTCCATAAAACAATTTTATCTTCTTGAATAATATAAATAAGATAATTAGATGTTTTAGTACACCATTTAATCAAATGTATTTTATAATTATTATTTAATACAAATTGACCAACTAAATAATGCATAGCACCCGATTTATAGTCAGGCCCTATTGAAAGTTTTCTTATATCCATTTAATTAGAATGAAGTTCCTACGTCTAACACTCTGTACAATACATTTGCATATAAAACCCCATTTCCTTGTGTTGGGTTTGCAACAGCTTCTAAG